AGCCAGGGGATACAGCGAGCGCATAATGGGTCGGCTGGAAGAAGACGCCTGGTACCTGATGGAACGGTACAAGTTCTCGTGGGAGGAAGTCATGGCCATGGCTCCCGAGATGAGGGCTCGTCTTGTCGAGGGCGAGGGCGACCCTCCATCAAGTGAAGCTCCAGCAGAGGGCGAAGCTCCAGAAGACGGCGAGACACCAGAAGAGGCACCAGCGGAAGATCCAGCAAAGGGAAAGTCGGTTGACGACTACGTAGGACCAAGGGTGGGGGACATCGTCGGCGACACCAGGCGACTGAAGATCATTTCCATCGATCCGATGTCCGGGATGGACAGCGCTATCGTCGGTGAGGCCTGGCAATCTGAGAGCGGACAACTGCACGGCTCTGGGCTGGCTGCGGTCATGCTGTTCGAACCAACAGTTGCGGCGCGGTACGAGAGAACGTCCGTTGCGTTGGACATCTCGCCCCTAACCGTGCTTCATGCACGCATTGCACGCAGCGCGTTTATGCGTGCGGAGCTAGTGGACGATGACAACGCCTAATGTCGAAGAACAGTTTGGCCGACTTGTCCGCGTCATCAAGAGCGTCAAGAGGAAGAGCAAGAGCGGCGGCACGAGGACGGTGAAGCAAGCCTTCCATGTTCGGAGGGCGAACCCTGGCGATGTGTACTCAGCCGCTCGCCCGGGAAGCCCCAGCAAATCTGGCGATGGCGAAGCTGAGGTTTCGAAGCTGCTGAAAAAAGCCTCGAACGTTTCCGTTCCAGGTTTGCCGGATGATGAGCCACCAGAGGCTCAGCCGGAACCTGTAGGGCCGGTTACACGGACTGAGGTTCGGTACCACGACATCGCGTGGAAGATTGGGCTAAGCGCTAAAGACGTTGCGGATTCGGATCCAGTTCCGGCGTCGGTGAGGCGTAGGTACGACGCAGACAATCGTCGCGCGCATGCCCCGAACCCCATGAACTACGACACGCCCGTGAACAGCGTGGTGCCTACAGACCCTGTGCTGTGGGGCGTGGGTGAGCCGGAGACAATAGAGCGGCTGAGGACAGGATCGATCACGCGGATGAAGGTCGTTGACTCTGAGAACGGTCTGATGATCGTCAAGCTGCAGGGGCGTGACCACCTTTCCGAGAACGCGTACATGTGCCTGGAGAGTCTCCGGGACCCAACGGTTTACTCTGTGTGGGGCGAGTTCTACGAGCTATCAAAAGGCGAGGGAGACCTGTCTCGTAGGGCGGCAGCAGTCTATGAGCTATCAAAGGCTTGCGCCTTTGATGACCTGGTGCCCCCGATGGCATTTCGCTTTGATGACTACGGTGAGTTCGAAGCGGTTTTGCCGAACGATCTCATCGAGCGGAGGCGAGAGTACAACGAGTCGATCGCTCTTCGTACCGGCGAGAACCCCGACACGCTGCGCAAACAGCTTGGTGGATACGCGGTTCTCTTCTTGGCTCACCGTGACATGTGGACCATTGAGAAAGAAGATTGGTTTCGGCGCTTCTTCAAGAACGAAGGCGACGTCGACAGGAAGGATCTCCTGAACTACATCTGGGATTTCATTCCAGAGGGTAGACGTATCGCGTTTTTGCGCATTGCGATGCTCGACTACATCGTGTGGAACGGCGACCGTAACATGGGTGACATCACCTTCTGTGACGATACTCGTCACCCCATCCATGTCTCGGGTGGAGAGCTGTCTTTCCCCTGCCCCAGAAAGACGGGCCAGGCGGTGCTGGACAATAAGATAGGCGACTTCCTCTCAACCGACCTGGATCCTCGTATTGGCATCCCCATGTTGTGGAGCGATCCGCTCATGAAGTTGGCAACGCGCGGTAGCAAGCGCGAGCTAGACGACTTCGAGAAGATAGGGATCGGAACCGCCAGCAGGATGAAGGGTGATCGTGCGACCGAGCTAGGTCGTGCACTGATTGAGCACAAGATCCCCTCAATGCATGTTGCTGGGGCGCTGAGCCGTATATGGCTGCTGGCCACACACTCTAGAGAGATAGCGCGCAACCCGTACTTTGTGGCGCAGATGTACGCCCAGATTCTATCCGGGGAAGACCTCCCAGAAATGGAGGGGGTCTTCGTCTTTGTGAACCAGACAATGAAGAAGGTCCTTGTTCGCGAGTTCGACTTTGTAGCTGAGATGCGACAGACGGACGAGGAACAGGAGGAGACGGATATGGAGGGGGCGCCAAGTGAAAAATGACACTAGACGCTTGCGCCTCTACCAGATCAAGATGGCTGACGGTGAAATGGTCAGTGACTTTGCCGCCGACGTCTGGCAGGGCCCGGAAGGCAAGTTGCAGACTAGCGGCATTTGGGAGGGCTTAGTGCCCTACGCCAGAGAGGATGTGGAGATCCAAGCAAAGGGAATGGACCTCTCTCCGCTGGAATGGTTGCGGCGGCGACTGCAGTGCTGTTCGATGGTGCGGACCGAAGTGGTGGACTAGTGGTTCGGCGATGGATCTCAACCGCTGAGTTGCTAGAGCAGACGCCATCTCTGTCGAGCCTCGTGCGCTCGTCCAAGGGCAAAGAGGAGCCAAAGACCGCGAAGCTCCAGAAGAAAGTGCCAGCGGCAAAATCAGAACCGGCCCCAACGTATGACCCTCCCAACGTGCCCTTCAGGAAGGAGCCGAAGATCAAGTCTTCTGCGGCGGACAAGAAGGCAATAGAGAAGGGGAGGGAAAGGGCGGCCAGACAAGAGGCTGAACGAAAGAAGCAGGTGGCTGGACCGAAGGGCAAGCGCCACGCGTTTGACCACTCAGAAGAGGAGCCCTCTCTGGCGGAGCGCGCGAGGAAAGATCTTGCTCACGGTCACGAGAGACATGACGCCTTTCACGGGGGGTACCACAAGGACGAGAAGGGCGTGAAAGCGGTACGCCACCTTCGCGGACGGTCAGCCAATCAGAACTTTCACGGGACGATGCATGGTGGGGCCTCATTCGTGTCCAAACCCCACGAGGCGGCGGCCGACGATCACGAGCCAGAGCACTGGGGCAAGCGACACGAGGCGGCATACTCTATTGCGGCGGCAATGGGCGCCCATCACATGGTCCTGCCTGGCTTCGAATCGAAGTTTCATGACCACGACCAAATGGACAAGTCGGACAAGGACATCGTGCACCCAGATGAGCACGATCTGGCTCACGAGGGCGATTTCGACCAGGAAGGCAACATGGTCGGCCCTCCGAAGAAGATGAGGATGGCCAGGTACCATGCGGGCAAGGCCACCCACGTCGTTCAGCACGAGCCCAACCATGTGACCGTTGGCGACGCGACGGACGCGCAGCTGGAAGGGGTTGATCACGAGCACCGGGTTCATGGCCTTGTCATGCACTTGCTGCAGTCGAACAGCGATGGTCATGAGGACAATGTGATGATCCACGGAGAGGGACATCCGATCCTGATCGACCATGACCTCTCATTTGCCTCGGAGCACACCAAGGGAACCAGGCAGGAGAAAGGGAAGACAGGGCTTCGTTCTGTCTTCCAGCCTGGCGGCAAGCTCGACTACACCGCCAACGCCCCCAAGGGCGAAGACGGCAAGCCGCTTCCGATAGAGTTCCCAGAGAGAATGCAGAAGACCTTGCAGTGGTTGGCTATGGGGGGCCATTCCGAAAAAGGCAAACATCACATGGGGTTGTCAGACGACGACGCCAAAGAGCTGCAGACTAACGCCAGGGAGCTAATGACTCACGGGATTGATGGGGTCCTCGAAAGGCGACACCTGAACGAGAAGAATGTGTAATATCGGGGCGCTGCCTTGTACTAAGACCATGAATGTACTGTTTCGCTATTCGCCTGATTTCACAAAAGTAAACGCTGTCTACTGGGAGACGGAGGAGGGCGTCGTGAGGCGCAAGTTCCTTCGGTCGGACGGGACTGTCCTTCAGGCGGACGTCGAGGAGGGCACTCTGGCCAGTATCTGCAGCCGTGTAGGAGGCAGCCATATCGCCCTGTATCCGGCTGTCGTGGATGACCTGAGGTCTGCTTTTCAGTATCTTGGCAAGGCGTCTGACCTAGTAGAGTTGCTGCCGGAGGCCGAGATTGACTGTAGCACCCCCAATAGCCCGACTGCGTAGCGTCTTCGGACCGTTATCGCACGAGCCCCCGGCACCTACGGAGGCCGAGAAGGATGCCCAGCGAGAGGCTGAGGCGCGGCGGAGTGCTGTCGTGGCGGAGCCTTTGCCTGCGATCCCGAAGGTCAACCGGAAGACCGGCGTGCTGTTGGTGCCGTCTCGCAGGATTGACGGCTCCAGTGAAGACCCTCCATGGACGGTCCCTGAGCCAATTCTGTGGGATTTGCTCAGGAAAGCAGAGATTGAGCATGTCGAGGAGAGGCACCTAGATGGTCTGAACTCCTCGTTCTGGGCTCGGTACCGGAACAAAGATGGCCGGGTACGCAGCGCTCTGCTCAAGTTCGGTGGTCTCGGTCGCGATCATGTCTACGAGGTCTGGGGCACGCGGTTCATGCTGGACCCCGGGCACTACGATGTCCTACGTCGGGAGCTGGCAGCCTACGAGGCGGCCAAGGCTTGCGGAATGGAGGACATGGTGGCTCCTGTTGCTGCGCGCGAGGTCAACCTGGTCCCACTGATCTCGGACGCGGTGAGGTCGAGGATCTCGTCAGCGATGAGGGTTCCTTCTATCGAGGTTGACGAGCGCCTCGGAACGGTCGGCTTGCTACAGGCGCTCCCGTTCTCGGCATCCAACTTCGTAGAGTTCTGGGGCACCCTGGGGGCGGATGAGGCGACTCGCTGGGAGCGCGCCAGCGACAGGCTCAGGCACAGCATTTATCGAGCTATCGCGTTCGACTTCCTCACCGGGTCCGTCGACAGGTTGCTCTGCAGCATCCTTTATAACAGGACCTCTGATGCGCTGGTCCTGTACGACAACGCTCTAGTATTCTCCGATCCCGTGGCCACTGCGGATGCCTATATCCAGGCCAGACTGACCGGCTGGGGCAAGAGGGCAACCGGGCCTACCGAGGATTCGCCGAGGCCGGTCCCGGTTCACGGTGCTGATTTGCTGCACCTCTCTGCCCTTGTGCAGGACGCGTATGTCGATGAATGTGCCCAGACATTTGGCCAAATAGCAGAGGGGATGACCGACGAGCTTGCGCTGCTCTTGGGTCAGGTGTTGATTGAGCACTCCGTGCCCCCTCGCTGTATTGCTGGGTTCTTCGCTCGCATGACGTTCATGCAAGAGGATCCGGAGGCGGTACTGGCCAGGCCGGAAGAGTTCACCAGGAACGTCCTGGTTCCGATGCGGCGGGGCTACGGCTTCGGTGAAGGGCGGAACCAGAAGGTCGTTGAAGTGGTCAACTCGATCATGTCGGCGGCGACTGGTGCGGCGTTCGACTTCGCCAAGAACCTCCAAGCGAAGCAATAGCTGGGACGAAAGTACTTTCGTCGATACCTCCTGTAGCACTGCTGTGCTTTGTTGAGGTAAAAGCCTATCTGCGTTAGGCTTTGTTGCGTTGGCAGAGATCTCTTTGTCGAGGTAATTCCATGAGTAAAAGACGTCCAACGATTCAGCCTGTTAGCCGCGACGCCCCTAACAAGAAGAAGGGGACGGCGCTGAGGGAGTGCAGGTGTTTCGATGAGGTCGAGCGGCGCATCAGGATGGGCTGGTCGTCGAATGACGTCGTTCGGATGATCCAGGAGGACCAGAACGAGCTGACGCACCTGAGCGCTAAGTACGTCAAGAAGATGGTCGACGAGTTTCGCCAGTCGATCCCACCGGCTGAGCTGGTTCTTTCCACCCGCAACCCTATCGCTGCGAAGCACGCGAACACGAAGCTGTCCAATGGTCTCAATGAGTTAAGCGAGCTTCAGCGGCTGTACGAGATGCAGATGAAGCGCGTGGAGATCGACGTCACCAACGAGGCGAACATCAACAAGCTGTTCCCCACGACGGGTCGAGAGATCTTCGTGGCAATGAAGATCCTCAAGCAGAGCGCCACTCTGAAGATGGACCTGGGCCTGGCTAAGCGGCAGCTGGGGGAGCTGTCAGTCACAGGGCAGGCCTCTATGGCGATTGCAACCCGTCACGGCGAGAACATGGGAGCCATTATGACGAGCCCCGACTCTCGGCGCCGGGTTTTAGGCATGGTTGAGACCCTGATGGCGCTGAGTGCCAAGGCCGACATTGATGCGACAGACCTGGTGGCAGGCGCAGCGGGCGTCGCGGGGACGTCGGTGATAGATGTCCATGTTGAGGACGTCATAGATGTTGAGCCAGTCGCTGCGGAGTCGGAGTAACAGTGGCCATCAAGGATCTCGGTGGTCGGCTGGTAAGCGAGCGCACCCCGCAGGAAGTTGCCGAGATTATTCAGAGGGAATTTTCTCACCTTAGTGAAGAGGAGCAGGCGGCGGTCATGCTTTGCCTGAAGGAGCTTGACGACCCCGCGTTCAACGAGATGGAGGAGCCTCCTCCTCGCATCTACGATGTTCTCAACGACGGAGAGTACACTCGCCAACCAGTTGATATTGAGACGTTTGTGATGGACCCCTACTACCTAGGGAAGACCTGCGACGTCCTGTACCCGAAACTCCTGGAGGACATGGAGGAACTGTTCGCTGGCGGCTATCGCGAGGCGGTGCTCACGGGTTCGATTGGCTGGGGCAAGACATTCTTTGCGTCTATCGCTGCGTGCCGGGTGCTCTACGAGCTGTCGTGCATGAGGGATCCGCACCGCAGCCTCGGTATTGGTCGCGGCTCGGACATCTCGTTTGTGGTCCTCTCGGTCAAAGAGGACCTCGCCATCAAGGTTGCCTTCGACAACATCGCTACGAAGATTGGGGAGAGCCAGTACTTCAAGGACCACTTCCCCTTCAAGTCGATGAAGAAGGAGATCATCTTTCCGAAGAAGATCCAGGTTGCCGCTCGCGCGTCCACTGACAGCGCAGCCCTGGGTCTCAACGTTTTTGCGGCCATGATCGACGAGTCCAACTTCATGCAGCCGATGCGGAAGAAGGGCAGCATCGATAACAGAGTCGGAGCCACGGACAGGGCTCAATTCCTATACGACCAGCTGGTTCGTCGTATGAAATCACGTTTCCAGAAGCACGGAAAGCTTCCGGGAATGATGATTGTCGTGTCTTCTAAGCAGACTAAGGAGGACTTCACGGCCAAGCGGATCAAGGAGTCCAAGAATGACCCGACTGTATTCGTGCGCGACTACGCGACGTGGCACGTCAAGAAGGATGTGTATTCGTCTGAGATCTTCCATGTACTGGTAGGCAACGACCAAGTTCCTTCGAAAATCTTAGAACCCGAAGAGGTGGAACCACTTAGGGCAAACCTCCAGGAGGGGATGATTATCGTCGAGGTCCCCATCGACTTTCGAAACGACTTTGAGAACAGTCTCGAAGACGCGATCCGAGATGTCGCCGGAATCGAAACGACCTCCGTTTCCCCGTTCATCCAGCAGAGGGACCGCATTATCCCCTGCATCGATACAAAGCGTAAGCATCCGTTCACCGTAGCGGAATGGGTCCAAACCGAGCCAGGCCAGATGAGCTGGACGTCGATTGCCAACCAGGTCGAGATGCGTGACGGGGCGGAGGTGTTCCAGGCGTGGCAGCCGCTGTATCACCCAGGAGTAACTAGGCATATCCACATAGATCCGTCATTGAACTCAGACAGTACGGGCGTAGCTGTCGGCTGCGTGACGGGGTACAAAACGGTGGTTCGGCGCGACCTGCACACCCAGGAGGAGTACACCGAGCCAGCGCCGAAGATCTGGGTGGACTTCCTGCTGAGGATCAAGCCTCCCATCGGTGGAGAAATCGACCACGGGATGATTCGAGGGCTCGTTTACCAGTTCCAGAAGCACGGGTTTGCAATTGGCCTCGTGACGATGGACCAGTTCAACTCGGCGCCAACCATCCAGAAGTTCAATTCGAAGGGCATCACCTCGGAGCGCCTGTCGGTGGACAAGCCGATGGATGCCTACGACACAACGAAGGCGGCGATTTACGAGGGGCGGCTTTCGTTCTATGAATACGAGCCTCTACTGGAAGAGCTGAGGACGATCCAGAAGGACAATGTAAGGAACAAGGTTGACCATCCGAGAGGTAAGTCGAAGGATGTTGCCGACGCCTTGGCGGGCATCACGTACACCCTGACGACGATGTATCATGGCGCCCCGATGGGTATCGTGAAGGGGCTCTCAGCGCATGCGGATCCGATGGTTGACGAACAGCGAGAGATGACAGATGAGCATTCACTGATGATGCCGTTCATCCAGGGGTAGACATGTCCAAGTTTCATCGTGAAATTCGTGGGTACCATGAGCATGTAGCCATGCTTGACGAGACGTGGCAACCGCCAGTCCCTGCCTACAAGGCCCCTCAGAACAAGCTAGCTCAACTTGCTCAGGTCATGCAGCTGAGCAGCACTGCCATGATGCAGGTCTCTAGGGCCATCATGAGTGGGAATATCCAGGGCGCGCGGGTGAAGCTGAGGCGAGTCTTTCGGAGAATGGACGCCACACTGCATCAAATGGATCAGCTGCAGAAGAAAATCGACAGAGAGAACAGGCGTTCGAGGTGAATATCGAAGCCCTTACAAAGGTGATGGGCGCGCTCTCCGAGGCTGACTCGAAGCCGTGCCGCAAGGGCGACAAGCGTAGCAAGTGTCGCAAAAAGCAGTACAAGTATGCGTTTCCTATGCTGTTTCCGTCTAGCCTAGGTACCCCGAGGACCTTCAAACCGGGCACAGCGAATGGTGACAGCGGAGGCGGCAATGGCGGCGGAGCCACTCCTCCCCCCGCGCCTATGGGAGATAGCAAGCACGCCTTTCCGAGCCGCCTACGGGTGATGCATGAGCTGAAGAAGTCCATGGGCTTGCTTGAGTTCTTCGGAGCTGGCAATGAGGGCAGCTCTGCTCCTAACCCGGCCTGGGGAGGCTATTCGGTTCCTCAGCTTGGAATGGTCAAGATACGTGCAGGCGGCCCGACGATAGGCGGCCCCGGATTCACACACAACGTCGACGGTGAAGAGGACGGCGCCGGAGGCAGGTACGACTTCAGAAAGTCCCCCGGCCTTGGCTTTCGCTCTGAGTCTGCCTGGAGGGTATGGAACTACATCCTCGACTTCATCGACAAGGATCCCACTCTTCCGAAGCATTCAATTCTATTGAGGGCGATGGGGAAGGCGGGCATCCACCCTGGGCAGATTGATGCAGCAGAGCTAAGGCTCATTGAGATGGGAATCGAGTGGTACCTGACGGATCCAGGGTCGCTGGCTGCCAAGCGTGGAGGATCTTCTGCGCCCGGCGGAGGCAAGCCGAGCAGCGGTGGCTCACTGGCTGGACGGAACGCTCCGTAGGTCTAAGGAATATTTGATGAAAAGGGTTGAAGCAACACCACTGAAGCAAGCGGAAGAGGCTCTCGGTCCTGGCGGGGAGACGGAATTTACGTTCCTTCTCGTGCCTGTATCTGTCTATGAGATCCTGTCCCGGCATGCCCGTGCAGAGGATTGCTCTGTTGGTGCGGTTTTCCAAAGGGCCGTTATGCAGTATCTTCGGGCGGCGGCTGAGAGAGACCAATCAGCGCATGAAGAAGTCAAAGATGTCGAGCGCCCCGAGACGTCTGGTCGCGCAGTAATTGTGAAGCGTGGGCGCTGAACCCTAAGGAGAAAAGTGATGTGGCAGACAGTAGCTGAAAACCTTATTCCTCTGGCAGTTACGGTACTCACTCCGGTCCTCATGCTGTTGGTCAACAAGGGCCTCAACATGATGGCCAAGAAGTGGAACCTCACCGCAGTTCTTGTCTACGAGGACAAGGTCGACGCTCTCGTCCTGAAAGGTATCAAGGCGGCTGAGCACAAGAGTCTTGCGGCCATCAAGAAGGGCGGCGATAAAACGCCCGGCGAGAAGAAGCTGGACGACACGATGAAATTCGTCAACGCACAGCTGAAGGCTCTCAAGCTTGACGAGAAGGCTGCGAAGGAGCTGGCCATGCTTGTGGAGGCGAAGCTGTTCGATGGCGCCAAAGAGAAGGCCCTTCCGGCCTCATAGGAGCTAATCCATGCCCAGCCCCGGCGTACTACCCCCAGCATTTCCAGCCGAGAATCCGACGAACCGCAAGTCCCTGCGGTTCTATGCGACAGGGACGGCTGATGGCGCATTCGCCACGAATTCGTTCGCCTTTGAGCGTCCAGATCCCAAGGATGTAGCTGAGCCAGAGCAAGGGTGGTCCAACTCCATCCGGGTCCGGTGTTTGACGGCTGACTGTGAGATTTCGTTCGATGGAGTCACTGTCCATGGCTTCATTCCCTCAGGCGAGGCCCAGGTTTACTGGGATCGCTTTGAGGGAGGGATCGCAATCAGGGGCGGTGGCGTTTTCCACATAGAGGCCTGGTAATGCCTAGTCTCGGCGTCCTTCCTCCCGCGTTTCCGTCGTCATTTCCAAGCAATCGTAAATCTCTGAGGTTCTACGAAACTGGGGAGAATACTGCAGACTTCTCTGACAGGTCATTCTCCTTTGAGAGGCCCGATCCCAAGGATCCTGCGGAGCCCGAGCAGGCGTGGGCTTCCCATGTGAGGATCAGATCTATTGATACAGCCATCGAGTGGTCGTTTGATGGAGTGACCGTCCATGGAGAGGTTCCCGCCAACGACTCCGAGTTGTTTTGGGGCATGTACGAGGGCGGCATTGCTGTTCGCGGAACAGGAGCAGGGGTTTCCACGGGGGTAGTCTCAGAAGACCCAGGAACCACCTCTGGCTCAACGGTTACTCCCACAGAGGACGGAGTGGAGACGACGTTCGCGATTCAGTTCGCGCACATTCCAATTGATGTTGCTGTCATCACCGTGAACTGGGAAGTCGCCGCTGTGCCGAAGACGGCGACCATCCTCGGAACCTCTACCCTGGGTGGAGCGGACGCGGCGGAGATAGTGTCTGCATTGGTAGATCGCGCTACAGGGCAGCTGGCCATTGAGTTCGTCAACCCACCGGACACTGACACGATTCGTCTCAGTTACGACTACCTGTACTACGGCGTTTTCCACATAGAGGCCTGGTAGGCCAAGCACAGAGGCCTGTGTTATGTTCCCGGCCATGGGTCAGGAACACAAAGATTCGTCTACCGACTTTGGCAACACTTCTGTGGAAATTCAGAAAGTGGAGGCCTCCTGTTCAGTTCGGGCACAGGCTGGCGCCAAGGGCAAAGGCCTCGTTAAGCTTGAGGTTACTGAGAAGCCTCAATTAAGTCCTATAGAAGAGAGTCTCATCGAGTCCGCTAAGGCGTTCGCCTCAGATAAGGAAACTCAGAGGTTCGACAATAGGATTCAAGAGGGCGACAGTCCCGCTGACTTTGGTGATCACAAGCCGATTCCTTTAGACTCGGTTTGCGCGAGCGTTGTCATCTCTGGCGACAAAGAGCTAGAGAATGAGCTTGACGATGAGCTAGAACAGAGGCTCGATAGGGTCATCAAGGAGGATGAGGATGTTGATTAAAAAGTGGAGACTTCAACCAGTCCGACGTTGTAAGAACGGATGCATAGGGTGGCCGGGCATTCGTTGAGTGTCCGGCCTCTTAACGTGTTTTGATGATTACTCTTATTGTATTTCTTCTTGCTTGTTACGGCGTTACCAACATCGTGACAGGCGGACAGATCTTTGGATGGCTGCGCAAGCTGCTTAGGCCAGTCCCAGTCCTTGGGTGCTGGATACATTGCGCGATGTGCGTAGGCGTTCCCGTCGGCATCGTTTGGTGCTGGCTGGGGCTGTGGCCTGACCTCGGCCTTGTCTGGTGGAAACAGTGGGCGGCGGCCGGGGCGGTCTCAAGCGGATGGTGTTGGATGGTTCGAGTCCATCTGCACAGTCGAGGCGAGGACAGTCTGTGATGAGGATCGAATAGATGGGTTTCTGGGGAAATGTAGGCGGCAGAGTTCGTCAGCTTCTGCGTTGGGACAAAGAGCAGGTTGTTCTCAGTCTCGCAAAGGGCGGCACCTCTTCTAGTTACCCGCAAACCGGGTTCGACCTCCTTCAGTCCTATGGGTACGACGTACTCAGTGACTATCTGAAGCTGGAACACGACCTCATGGCGAGGTTCGTGGACTACGAGGAGATGGACGATTACCCGGAGCTGGCTTCGGCAATCGACATCTATGCTGACGACGCGACTCAAACAGAGAGCCTGGAAAACAAGGTGTTGTGGGTCGACTCACCGGACAAGACGGTGCAGACGATCCTCGACGACCTCTTCCATAGACGGCTGCGCATTGACGAGGAGATTTGGGAGATAGCCCGAACCCTCGTGAAGTACGGGAACGACTATGAGGAGATGCTGGTCACCGGCGACGGGCTCGTCGGGATGAACTTCTTGCCGCCGCCTACGATGAGGCGAATCGAGGGCCGCAGGGGTGAGCTGTTCGGGTTCGTCCAGGACTTCAAGGGTCGGTTCGGCTACAGCCCAGACGAATTCAAGCAGCTGCTGACCCAGCGCATGGCTGGGACAAACAGACGGCATGACAAGTACGCGGCCCTGGAGGATTGGGAGGTGTGCCACATGCGCCTTCGGTCCAAGCACCGTAGGGCAATCTACGGGTACTCGGTGCTAGAGCCAGCTCGCTGGATCTGGAAGCGCCTCATGCTCCTGGAAGATGCCGCGATGGTGTACCGCCTGCAGAGGGCTCCCCAGAGGTACGCGTTCTACATCGACGTCGGCGATCTTCCTCCCAAGGAAGCGTTCGCGTTCCTTCACAAGGTTCGCCAGCAGTACAAGAAGACCAAGTTCTACAACCCGCAGACCGGGAAGTTGGATCTCAAATACAACCCGCTTTCGCAGGACGAGGACTTCTTTGTCCCGGTCCGCAAGGGGGTACAGGCGACGAAGATCGATGTCGTGGGCAGTCCATCGTGGCAGCACATGGAGGACATCGAATACTTCAAGCTGAAGCTCTATTCCGCAATCAAAGTGCCGAAGGTTTACCTCGGCTCTGAAGCTCCGCGCGCAAAAGGTGTGTTGTCACAGGAGGATGTGAGGTTCGCCCGCACCGTCCTCCGTTTGCAGCGTGAATTGAGGAATGGAATGAAGAAGATGGCGAGGGTCCACCTCGCCTCTTTGAACATCAACCCGGCGGCGGTTGATTACGACATCTTCATGACCATCCCGAGTTCGATCTTCGAACTCGCTCAGCTTGAGGTGAGAAACGCCAAGGCTGACTTCGCAGGCAGGATGAGCCAATTCGTTTCGCTTCACTGGATTCTCCAAAGAATCTTTGGTCTTAGCGAAGGCGAGATTGAGTACATCATCAAGGAGCGTCACAACGAGCAGCTGGCTGACGCGGAGATCCAAGCGAAGTCGATGGGTCTACAGATGGATGTCCAGGGCCAAGCTCAGGCGCAACAGCAACAAGCGCAGGCTGACATTCAGACGAAACAGCAGGCCCAACAGATGGCGATGGCCCCTCCGGGGACAAAAGCATCAGAGGATTTGAGGCAACATTTTCGTCAGGTCGGAAGCCTGTCCCGTATGTGGCCACAAATGAGACAGAACCTTGGCTATCGTCCCATTACCGAGCAAGAGTTGCTTAGTGGGAACCGCGACCACGAGAAATTGGTCGAGGATAATTTAGACAAAATATTGTCGAGTAACACGTCAACCGCCAGGCGTATCAGTGAGTTGCGTGAACTCGTAAATGAGATGAGAGCGGGCATGCCTCGGTAGGGTTTTCTCGATAAACCCATCGACGCTTGCTTGACATAGGTTTTCTCATACATCTAGTATCGGCCTCGAACACAGGGAATCAACTCGTGTCGGCAATCCTATCGCTCAAAGAAAAAGTAGTACCACTCAGTGTGGTCAAGAAGCTCGTCGAGGGCTCCTATGAGCAACTGACGTCTCGCATCGATGTCGCCTTAGAGGAGCAGCGAAGCCTCTTTGTCGGGGATAGCAATGTTGAGATTGCCAGGCTTGCCACATTTACTGACCGTGTTGTGGTTGGAACTGCAGCCGGTGAGTATTTCGAGGCCAAGCTGGAGAGCGTGAACGGGGAGGTTGTCCTCTCAGATCCGTCTTCACTCGACGTCCCGGTGGTCGATAGCACGAACGCGGCTAAGGCTGTTCGCGATTACACGCTGAGCGCCGTAGACGCCATCCTTTCAGAGGATGCAGATGTGGCGACTGGTCACATCTTGGAGCTGGTCAGCCTACACGAGCAGAAGCAGGTTGAGGCGGCGCGAGATTTTGCTGCTGAGATCAAGGCGGGTCTTGCAGGCAAGAGGGCTTGGCGAGAGGTTTACGGTGAGCAGCAAGAGGAGATCCACCGCCAGGTGGTTGACCATCTTGAGGCAATCAACAAGAACCAACTCGAAGCCAAGTACACGCCGCTGTACGAGACCGACGACATCCCGGAAGAGACCTTTGAGTTGTACCGGGAGGGAGTCATGGCCGACCTGTCGGTCGTTGCGTCCCGCCTTGAGTCGACGCACACCCAGGCTGAGACAGCCTACCTACCTTTCGTAGAGTCTCTGTCCGACACAGAGATCGGCGAGAGCGAGAAGGAAGTTCTCGAAAAGTTCTGCCTTTTTGCAGAGGACCTCATCAACGACCTTCGCGGACTCCGTGGAGTTATCTCAGACGCTGTTCAGAACGAAGAGTGTGTGATGTGCCTGGGGCAGATCTACGACTCTGTTGTAGAGGCTCTCACCAACTACGAAATTGCCGGACGCTTTGTTGAACGCATGGTCGGCGCAATGGATGAGGCTGAGTAAGTTCGGTTTCGACTTCGACGACAGGAGACCCTCATGAATCACAGATACAACGTCAAACTCACGACCATGGAAGAGGATTTCAAGGCCATCGGACTCATCCCTGAGAACGAGCTGACGGAGTCGAACGAGTTCCAAGAGGTCGACAATCCCAACAACCCGCGCGACATCCCCTCGCCGGACCCGAGCACGCTCGGCGGAAACGTTGACAGCAGCGGCGACAGCATCAACACCAAGGCGCACCACAAGACCGGCAAGCAGCCGCGCCCGCGCATCGCGCCGGACGACAAAAACGATCACGACACCGCCATGGACGGCGGCGGCGATCCCCGCAAGGGCAAGAGCGCAGGCGGCTACAACAAGAAGCCGAACATGCGTGAGGGCAACTACGAGACCGGCCCGGACTCGTCCCACGGGTACAGCCAGTACCAGATCCTCGCCAAGAAGCCTGGCATGGAGAAGTCCAGCAGCGGTCACTACGACGGCGGCAAAGATCCAGACAGCGCCGAGGGCCTGAGCCCGACCAACCAGCACGCTGGTATGACCACGAACTCAGGCAAGAACAAGAAAAAGAAGATGGAGAGTAGCTCCGTCCGTCGCGCCAGTCGGCTGATGGGAGAGGTTGAAGCCCTCCTTCACGGCGCCCAGACCCAGGAAGACTTCGATCACCTGGAGCGCGGCTTCTTCCTCATCGGTGAGAACGCGGCTCTGCTTGCGGACCGTCTCACCGAGATCTCGGAGCACTTCGAGGTCGAGCATGTTGTCGACGCCATGGAAGGCCTGTCCAACAGCGCCATCGAGGCTCTCTCCATCATCGAGATGACTGTCTCGCACGAGGCAGAGAAGAAAAAGTCCATCGCCAACGGCAAGTGGGCTGCTGAAGATCGCGACGATGACGATGAACTCTCCGTCGAGGACATCGAGAACCTCTTCCAGGCGATGACCCTGGACCTCATGGATGCCGTCGAAGCGTACGACGCCGTTCTCGCCGAGATGTCCAAGAAGGACGACGACGATGATGACGACGATGACGACGAAGACGACAAGAAGGGGAAGGGCTACAAAGAGTCCGTCTCCGACAAGCTAGCCCAGCTCCGCGAGCGGAGAGCCTCGATGGGAAACCCTACCGGGCGCGGCTACTAAGAGCCGAGGAATTCAGGAAGAGGAGAACTGCCTATTCGTCGGGACGCAAAGAGATGTTTGGACTTGAGCCGCGAGACAGCGACGCAACATCTCTACATGGCAAATCGACGAGACTACCAAAGCGAAGGAAGAAGGCTCCAGATATCGGACTAGAGAAGGATGTAGATCCAAAGGCTTCCCCCATAGGGAGGTCTGCATTCCGAGGAACCTTTAGGTGGAAGAATAACTAATGTCGGTGAAAGCCAAACAACTTCTAGTGGACACGATGACTTTCAGGCCAACTGGGCCTGTCTTGGAAGCCACTAGTGGACCGGGCAAGTACATTGCTCGTGGAGAGTTCGCTCGCTCCGACCGCGCGACAGAGAACAAGCGCCTCTACCCTCGTGGGCTGTGGGAGCGCGAGCTAGATCGCATGAGCAAGCAGCTTGAGGGCCGCAAGGTCTACGGCGAGCTGGACCACCCAATGGACGGCCGCACTCAGCTGAAGCGTGCGTCACACATCGTCACCGACCTCCACCTTGAGGGCGAGATTGTCATTGGCACTGCCCACATCCTCGACACCGACCATGGCAAGAACTTGAAGGCCATCCTAGATGCGGGTGGGGCGGTTGGGGTTTCGTCGCGCGGGTTTGGGACAACGAAGCCGAACCTTAAGGGTGAGGACGTAGTCCAGAACGACTACCGCTTGATGACATTCGACTTCGTGGCAGAGCCCGCGATGGCGTCAGCCTACCCAAAGGTAGAGCTAGAACACACTAACACCCCATCAGCTTCATATCTGGAGCATGAAAGTGTCACGGAGGCAGCTATGGATCCAAAGACATTCAAAGAACTGAAAGAGAAGTTTCCAGAGCTTGCCGAAGGTCTGTGGGACGACGCCGAACGCGAGTACGAGATCAAAGCGGCGGCGATCTGGGCCAAGAAGATCATGGCAGCAAGAGAGGAAGCGACTACGGAGCTACGCGCCGAGTTCGCCGAGAAGCTTGAGACTGTGGTCACCCAGGCCAAAGAGGGAATGGAAGAGTCCGTCCGCGAGCGTCTTCTTGCTGACCCGGCAGTAGCCGGAGCCAAGAAGGTTCTCAGCGAAGTCAGGACCCTCCTTCGTCCCTTCATCATTCCCGAAGATGTTGAAGCCGTTGTTCGCGAGCAAGAGGGCAAAACCGAGGCACTTGAGCAGAAGTTGGCTGAGTCCAAGCTTGAGAACGCCAACCTCGCCGCCGAGAATGACAAGCTGGCTTCAATTGCCAAGGAGGCCGGTTATCGGTTCCACCTTGAGCAGACTCTGCACGGCGTTGAGCATGCAGAGCTGGTTCGTGAGCTTCTCGGAGACGTGAAGCGTTACGAAAGCGTCAAGGAAATGGACACACGTCTTGCTTCGATCCTCGAAGAGGTGAACAAGCAGCAGACGGAACAGGACGAGCACAAGTCCGAGGTTGAGAGGCTCAAGGAAGACCTTGCGCGATCCCAGCTCATCTCGGAGAAGGCCATCGAGGCAAGCAAGGAGCTTGCTGCGCAGGTCTATCTTGAGCAGCGCCTGGCTAACCACCCCGACGCCGAACGTGCGCGGGACCTGGTTGAGAACAGAAATCCTTCCACCAAAGCCGAGGTAGACCAGCTGCTAGAGCGTTCGTGGTCACGCCCCTCGGTGACGGAGGATCTGGATATTGCCCGACAGCGGGTGCGAGGAATTCTGAATAGCCCCACGCAGGAATACCTGCAGGAGCAAGAAGAAGGTCGGCCAAACGGTCAAAACGGGGCAACTCAGAACTACAACGGGCTCGGAATGAACGCAGCGGATATCCGTGCCCTGTCGGGGCTTCCCGAGAACCCCAACAGTAACTAAGGACACGGAAGGATTTTATCATGCAGGCGAGACAAATGATGTTGAGCGAATCCCGTCGGTCGATTGCTGACAAGGGGTATATCCAGCAGCTGATCGGCAAATGGGGCGAGCTTCTCGAAGGAATCGAGAATCCATACACGCGTGGCGTAACAGCCATGCTGATGGAGAACGAGTCGCAGTGGCTCCAGGGTTTGGAGGAAGAGACCAAGACGATCAACGTCGGTTCCTTCACCAAATTCATCTTCCCGGTTTTGCGCCGGGTGTTCCCGAACCTCATCGCGAATGAGATTGTGTCGGTGCAGCCTATGACGGCTCCCGTTGGCGCGGTCTTCTTCTTCGATTACAAGTACGGCTCGACCAAGGGTGCGACCCAGGCCGGAGCCATCTTCCCGCGCGACTTCGACCGCGACTACTCCTCGGAGTTCGTTCGTGACGAAGCCCTCGCAACGGGCGACGGCACCAACTTCGGTGGCGGTGGTGCTGCGATGACCGCAGTGCTGGCGTGGACCCCTGTCCGGCCGCTCAATGCGGCACTGGGCTTCTCGGTTCAGCTTCTGGACATTGACGCCACTGGCGCCATCCAGCAGACGGCGACCGACGACGGTTCTGGTGGTTTCACTGGCGCAGTCAGCGCTGGCGCTATCAACTATGGCTCGGGCGCGGTCACCGCGTTCAAGTTCACCGACATTCCGGATACCGGCAACTCCATCACGGCTCGGTACTTCTACGACGGCGAGCTGAACACCAAGATCCCCCAGGTCAACCTGGACATCACCAAGCAGCCCATCGAAGCGATCCCGCGTCGCCTCAAGGCTCTTTGGTCGTCGGAAGCCGCAGAGGACCTTCGGGCCTTCCACGGCCTGGACGCTGAGACCGAGTTGGTCTCGGGAATCGCCCAGGAGATCGCGCTCGAAATCGACCGCGAGATCATCAACGATCTGTTCGTGACCTCGGCCACCGGCCGAACGGACACGTTCTCCCTGGCTCCGCCAGCTGGTATCAGTGAGATCGACCACCTCCGGTCGATGATCACGACCATCAGCAAGATCTCGAACTTCATCCACAAGGACACCCTGCGTGCGCCCGCGAACTTCCTCGTGACCTCTCCGGAGATCTCGGCGAGGATCGCGCAGCTCACCACGCACGGTGACTTCAGGCCCCTGTGGGTATCGGGCGGCGCAAGCCCTTACGGCCCGGCAGACATGCCGCGCCCGCTGACCCAGCACGGTCAGTTCGGTATCTACAAGGTCGGCACCTTGATGAACAAGTGGGTCGTCTACGAAGATCCGTTCTTCGAGGCCGACAAGATGCTCGTCGGTCTCAAGGGCGCGAGCTTCCTGGATGCCGGATATGTGTGGGCTCCATACATCCCGCTGCAGGTCACTCCCACGTTCCTCGACCCGGCCGACTTCAGCTTCCGCAAGGGACTGAGGACCAGGTACGGCAAGAAGGTTCTCCGTAGCGAGTACTACGGGCGGGTAACCTTCACCGGCCTGTAAGCCGATAGGCTGAGTAAGTGAATGGAAGCCCGGGGGTTAACACCTCCGGGCTTTCTTTTTAGGTTCCGTTGGGTTGGTAGTGTTATCTCAACAACTGTGGTAGTTTTTGAGACGTTGTCGTGGAGGTGTTATGGCTGCTCCAGCTGATGTAATTAGAGAGATGGAAATGCTGGGTATCGGAGAAGGAACTTCTTCGGATGCCGATACCCCGTCAAGTGGAGCTGTTCCTTCAAACGGAGCCGCTCCTTCAAACGGAGCCAACGGCAAGCACGCAGAGTCAGTGGCCGAGTCAATTGCTCGGCAAAAAGAAGCAGTCGTGAACATCTCGAAGATGGCAGACAGGATGAGCGCCAGCCTTCAAGAGGTCAGAGACACCGCCCGCGAAGCGAACGACCGACTGAAGCAACTAGAAGTCGATCTCGCATTGCTCGATACGGAGGAATACTGATGGCATACCGCAAGGTCGACAACTGTGGCCCCGTTCCGTACCCAGACCAGTCTGGTCGGTTCCTTGGTGAGGGTGAAGTCGTTGAGAACGATGACGCGAACGATTGGTCACCGCTTGTGGCCCTGGGCTTCGTTGCCGAGACCGGCGCCGTCGCTACACCGGACACGCAGGAGTCTCCCGAGGAGCTGAAGCAGGCTGTAAAGCTGCCGCCACCGCCGAAGAAGACGGTCAGTGACATGGCTAAGATCGCGGCTGCCAGCTCTACCGACGAGAAACCAGCAACTGTGGCCGACTCGGCTCGGTCCGCTGCCAAGAAGAAGAAGAAGAAGAACGGCAAAAAAAAGAAGGTGAGCGATGGCAGCGACACGTCTAATGACGGAGCCGGAGCTGAAGAAGTGGATACTTCGAAGGCTAGGCGCTCCGATAGCTAAGGTTTGTCTCGACGAGCTTCATATCGACGACGCTGTTGAAGAGGCGAAGAGCTGGTTCGCTGCCAAAAAAGGCGTTGACCGCGATCTCACTATCGATCTGTTCGCGGGACAGGTTGAATACACGATGCCTGAGGACTGCGATGCAGTCATCGACGTGTCGTTTCAGGTCTCTCCGCTAGACATCTCGCTCATCTTTGCGCCGCACATCATTGCGGACGAGAAGATTCCATACAACGCATTTGCTGCGCCCAGTTCGGTGGGTCTGTACAGCTCGTTCCTCCAGTCCATCCAGTACGTCGAGATGGCGAAGCGGATGCTGAACGCTGAGAGGAACTGGTTCTACTTTCCTCACAAGAACATCTTGATGCTGTTGCCCAATCCTAAGGGCGGCGGCAAGGCGTTCATTGAGTACAAGAGCACCTGCAACACGATTGAGCAGCTGCCCGAGCGTGACCACAACCTGCTGAGGCGCTATGCCCTGGCGTGGGCCAAACAGGACCTTGGGATGATCTACAGTAAATATTCCACCTGGCCGACCGCACAGGGCCAGGTGAGCCTCAACGGTGACACCTTGATGGCCCAGTCGAAGGCAGAGATAGAGAAGTTGGAGGAGGAGATCTACGGTAGCGCGATGCCGATGCCGTTCTTCGCTGCGTAGCCATGGGTAAGGTTCTAGACGATAGCGAAGTTGCTCTCTTCGACTGCATCAACCAGGACATGATTGACCTGGCCGGTTCGGAGATCAACTACTACGGCTACGACGTCGACAGCCCCCAGAATCGTTCCAAGGTTGACCCCCTCTATGGCGAGCCCACAGAGCGAGACTTCGCTGGACCCATTCGCATCATGGCCCTGATTCAGTACCCAGAGTATGAGCCTCTGGCAGAGGAGGTGGGCTTCGGGCGCCAGTGGGACGCCCAGGTGGTCATCAGCAGGGCGCACCTGGATGCAGCCAATGCCCCCTACCCGTCTGAAGCGGATATCATTGAGATGTGGCGGACCCCGTACCATGACAAATGGTCCATGGGAAAGGGTATGTTCTTTGATGTTATCAAGGCTAAGCACGATGGGCACATCAATGATTCGCCCACGTTCACGCAGTTTCGGTTGAGCCTCAAGCGTCGTAGTCAGTTCGGCGCCGAGCGGAGGATTACTCCTCCATAGATGGAGAGCGTTATGACTACTTGGATGGTAAATGGCCCCGGCCAGGCAGTGTTTCTCGGACGACCAGGCGTAAGCCAGTTCGATCCGTCCGGTCAAACCTCTCCTGGAACGCACTACATTCCGGATCAGATTGCTATGCAGATCGTCAAAGAGAACGAGCTGCAGAAGAACCAGACCATCTCCAAGAAGGACATCATCGCCTTCCTGGAAATGAAGGGTTTGTCGGCTGGACTAGCCCCCGATGTCGCAATGGTTCTGAGGAATGTCTACGGCGTGACCCCAACGTTCGACGAGTCCCTCCTCCGACGCTCCAGCAGTCTCGTTGAGGAGCTGAGCCACGTCATGGACGAGAGCTACCCCGCTCCGTTCATCGACAAAGGACCGGAAATACTCACCGAAGAGGAGATGCTTCAGGAGGCGTTCCAGGAGGCCTTCAATGAGGCGGCGGACCCGATGGACGAGGCGGTGATCGCTCTCTTGTCCGAGGAATCGGTCGAGAGCATCAAGAATATCCATGAGTTCTGCGAATGGGCTGGCCCAGAGAACCTGGAGGCGCTTGAGAAGTTGGCGCTGGAGGGTCCTGATGGCCTAGCCGAGTCGGTCATCGACGGGATGCTCCTTCCTCACCGGCTGAGATTCATGCCGGAGCACGTTCGGGACCTCGTAGAAGCGATGAGTATCCCGGACATCAAGCCAGACACCAGCTGGGCCGCTACCGCGAAAGCGGCGGCCCGGAAGGCGGGGATGGCGAAACAGAGGAGCAAGCCCGTCTCTGATCGATCTCAAATGAAAAAGGCGGCCAAGGACCGGATGGGCAGCCAGGCAGAGGACCCCCTCGCTCAGAAGCGCGCCGCGTCGATGCGTACAGGCAAGGGCGGCATGCAGCAGCACAGTCCCGCCGTGAGGTCCGCAAAGCTGGGTGCACTCAAGGACAGGCAGGCGCAGAGGAAGAAGGCCAAGGACGCAAAAACGTCGGCCAGCTACCAGAAGGCCGCTGACGCAGGATCGGCTGAGCACGCAGCCAAGAAGGCTGAGAAGAAGGCTGGACCCGGCGCATTGGCTCGGGCGGGCAAGAAGATGATGGGCGTCGCCAGGACGGCGAGAGATATTGGCGGCAAGGAAATCACCAAGGGCGGTTCCCTCAAGGGCGGCGCCAAGAAGGTGGGATCAGCCCTCGCATGGGGCGCCAAGAAGGTGGGCCAGGCGCATGTCGGCGCAGCAAGTCTTGCCGCCAAGACCGTGGGCCATGTTGCCGGTGCAGCCGTAGGCGGCGCCGTTCGTGGAGCCATGGGTAAGCCCAAGGGAGCAGCCTCTGGCGACGGAGCGACATCCGGGGGTGGGAAGGCATCGTCTGGCAGCAAGGCGAGCGCGCAGAGTGGCCCCGAGAAGCCAGGCATTTTGCACAAGGTCGGCAAGTGGGCCGGAAAGGCCTACAACAAGGTCAAGGCAGGGTTCAAGTCGGCGGGCGAGAAGCATTTGCCTGGCGCAACCCACCAGATGAACAAGGACAAAGAGGGCGCAGAGAAGAAAGAGCCCTCGACGGCTGGTCGACGGACGGGGCTCCATACGGACTCGTTTGTGCCCACACGAAGCGGACCTCTTCTGACTGAGGTGTCCCAGGTCCTGACGGGGGAACCCCAGGATCCCGGGCCAGAGCCGCCGCGCTCACCGGCCACGGTTATCGAAACCCTCAGAGGCGGGGACATCGCGGACGAGATCGTCCTTGAGTGTCTTGCTCAGCTGGAGTGGGAGGACGTGACCCGAATCGCCAGCCTCCTGATGATCCCCGGAGAAGACCTTCTACCGCTGGTTCGGTCCATGAGCGAAAGCACGTCGGAGTTCCGCCGCGAGTGGAGCGAGGTGGCTTCGCGTGGACGCATCCCCAAAGGTCTCGACAGGTCGTCGTTCATCTCCCTGGCTCGGGTCGGGCTGGAGGAGGACACGGTTCCGAAGACGATCTTCTGGGCGGCTACAGCACTCCAGGCTGCGGGCTCAACCGTAGAAGGCTATGTGCGTGAGTCCTACCCAGAACTCGGGAAGACGGTCTACGGTCCTGCGGGGGATCCCAAGGAGGGCCCGGAGCTGGCCAAGGCCTACGGCACCCCGTATCCGGCTGGAGTTCTGGCTCCAAAGAGCGGCTCCGAGGTCCAGCAGGTTCGCATGTTCTCTGACCCCGCCGAGAGGGCAAAGCAGCGCGAGTCTCGTCTGAAAGAGATCGAGGGCATGCTGCGTGACATGAAGGACGCCGCCGACAGGGCCGAAGTTCCTGCGGAGGGCATGTTCCTGAACACGTATCGTGACTTGCACCGGGAGAAGGTGCGGTACAGCTAGTGGCGATAGACGCTACACGTATCGCCATCGCTGCGGGTCGCGGACTGAGCATAGTCTGCGCTACGTGTGAGAGGTACCACGAGGCGAGAGACCGGGACATTCCCGGCGATACATGCCTGGCGGTGGAGGGCTGCGGTTCGCCAATAGCTGGTGACGTCTTCCATGAATACAAGGGCCCGATGACGAGGTTCGACAAGTTCTGCTTCGTCTGCGGTAACGAGGCTACGCACGCGGTCAGGGTGGACAACCACGTTCGGGTGGTTGGTCTGTGTGAGCCTCACGTCAGCTTCGTGAAGAAGCTGAAGCCGACCAACAAACGCGCGGCCAGCGTTGTTCTCATTTCCAGGGACGGCGAAGAGGTGGTTGACGAGGACTCGCTCCCAGACACGAGCGGAATATTGAGACTCAGGGGGTGAGCAATGGCCAAGGGGTCGTTCATTGACATCACCCAGACCAACAAGGACCGCAACAACTGGCGCATGGTTACCGAGGAGCTGGAAGACCGCTTCAAGGCCATGCACAGAATGGTGTCCTACGCGGCAGCCAAGGAGGCCTTTGACCAGGTCCTCGCAGGCATCCCGAGCGGCGCGGCCTACAAGGACCTAAGGAAGGCCCTGAAGATCAGCGAGATCGGGGGCATGAAGAAGGGCTCCCAGGGCGGCTTCTCTGTGCATGCCCCGGTCAAGGGTCGCCGTGTCAAGAAGCTAGACATCGGCAAGACCTTGGTCTTTGTGACGGCGAAGAAGAGGCTTGTTAGGCCGGACCCTGCAATCAAGCTCCTTGAGGACACAAGCCCGTGGACCGCTGACACGATTCCCTTCTGGCCGAACAAGAAGGAGGCGGTGGTTGTACAGCGCAAGACCTCGAAGAAGGAGGTCGACCAGGTGGCGAAGAGCAAGAAGAACGAGCTTGCAGGGATCCGGGCGCAGCTCAGGGAGATGGGTCGGAAGATCAAGAAGAAGAAGGTCGGAGACCCTGGGCATCCTGGGAGGAAGGGAAAGGCCATCCCGGACGTGGGCATGCAGGCGCTAGAGCTTGAATTCGGCGGCCAGGGCAAGCGTGCGAAGCCGGTGTGGCGCAAGGCCATCAGGGCTCTGCGTGGCTCTGCGATGAAGCGGATGCCCTTCAAACACAAGGTCATTATGGAAGCTGCAACGAAGCCTAATTCGAAGCGCTGGAAACGCTGGCCAGCCAAGATGGACAAGGTAGGCGCAGGCGAGGCGCGGAAGTACTCTGGATTCCAAAAGCGGCTAGGGTAGTGGCGTTATGACGGTCTTAGATGATCTATTCGCTGAAGCGACACCGCGTGTCCTCTCTGAGACCAACGAGCGTAATGCGGACATATGGTTGACGAGCTTCGACAGGGGTGTGGTTGAGACGTTTGGCGCTGTCATCAACACGGTAGGCGACAAGTACAT